GATGACGAACACGGTGCAGGCGCAGAACGCCGCCGCGCTGGCAAATGCTCAGATGGGCACAGCGGTCAGCCAGAGCAACGCTGCAGGGATCAATACCGCCCAACAGACTGCCCAGCAGCTTGCCGGCACGAGGGACGTAACCCTACTGAATATCGCCAGCGCGAAGGATCTGGCTACGGTCAACAACGCATCGCAGCAGTTCATCGCTCAACTGAACTCCAGCACGCAACTGTCGATACAGGACAAACAATCTGCCACGCAGCAATTCGTCGCGCAGCTGAACGCCAACACTCAGTTGTCGATCGAGGATAAAGCGACAGCATCGTCACAGCTGATTGCGCAGTTGAATGCATCCACAAATCTGTCGATCCAGGACAAGCAGGATGCAACATCCATGGCAGTCACTGGCCTCCAAACATCCATGCAAAAGTATCTCGGCGATCTGGGTGCCAACACACAGTTGACGGTGCAGCAGCGTTCGGCTGCCGCGACGGCGGCACTAGCGGCCGTGAACAACGCATCGGCTCAGCAAATCGCGCAGATCCAGGGGAACACGGCGATGACGGTGGCGCAGCAACAGACGGCAGTGCAGCTTGCCATCTCACAGATGGATAACACTAACAAGCTCCAGGTCCAGCAGATGCAGAACGATGGAAGCCTCCAGAACATCGCGACGAACGGGGCGATCAATACGGCAATTCAGAACATCACGAACAACAACAAGACGCTGCTCCAGACCTCGCAGGGCGCGGCCGGTCTCTACAACCAGGCGCTCACCAACCTCTCGAACATCATCACCAATCCGAACCTGTCGCATGATCAGCAGACGGCGGCGCTAAATGATGGCGTTGCAAATCTGAATGCCGGGCTACAGTCGCTGGAGCAGATTGCGTCGAACGTGTATGCAAACACGAACTTGACGTTCTCCTGATGGCCGATCGCCCGTTCATCGTGCTGGCGTTGCCTCGGTCACGCACGAAATGGCTGGCCTCGTTCCTATCCTACGGTTCCTGGCACTGTGGCCACGACGAGTTGCAGCATTGCAGATCGCTCGAAGACTGCCGCGCGTGGTATCGGCAGCCTTGCGTGGGCACCGTGGAAACAGCGTGCGCGCCCTTCTGGCGTCTCATTGCGCGCGAGTGGCCGGACATGCGGATCGCCACCATCCGGCGCCCGGTCAATGCCGTGCTCGCCAGCGTGGTTCGCGTTGTGCCAGGCATCGATCGGGCTGCTGTGAGCGCGGCGCTGCTGGCAGCCGACCGCAAGCTGGACCAGATCGAGGCGCGCATGCCAGGTGTGCTGCGTGTCGACTATGCCGACCTCGCGAGCGAGCGGACTTGCGTGCAGCTGTTCGAGTTCTGCCTGCCGTACGACCATGATCCTGTCTGGTGGGCGTGGCGACATGCCGAGCGGATCAGCGGGGACCTTGCCGCGCAGGTCCGGTACTGTCGGGCCTACCTGCCGCAGCTGGAAAAGCTCGCGCGCGCCGCGAAACACCGCATTCTCGCGGATATGGAGCCGATCGAGCGTCCCGAGACGTGGGAGGGCTTCACCTTCCAGGACGAGCAATTCGACCGCTGGTATGCCGATGCCGTGCCGCTGTTCCGCGAGCACATGGCGGTTACCGGACAGGACATTGAGGACTGGAAGCTCAAGAATACACCGTTGCTGCGGCGTCTCGATGCCGTCGGAGCGTTGCAGGTCATGACGGCCCGAAGCAACGGCCGACTCTTTGGATATCTCATGACCATGATCGGCCCGAGCCTGGACGCTCAAGACGTTATGGAGGCGCATCACTTGCCGTTTTTTGCGCGGCCGGATGTTCCGGGGCTGGGCATGAAGCTGCAACGGGCCGCGCACGATGCACTACGCCGTAAGGGCGTGTCGACAGTGATCGGGCGGGCCGGTACGCGCGGATCTGGGCCGCGGCTTGGCACCATCTACCGCCGGCTCGGTTTCGAGGACGCGGGACACTTGTACCGGCTGGAGTTGAAGGGAACACACGCATGGGCCTAGTCGCCGCTGCGGTCGGTGGCATTGCTGCCGCCGTCGCCGCAGTATCCGTTACCACCGTCCTGGAAACTGTCGCGGTCGTCGGCGCGGTTGTCGGTGTGGTCGGCGCGGTCACGAAAAATCCCGTCTTGTCGAAGATCGGCCTCGCGATGGGCGTTGTCGGCGGCGTTGGCGCGCTCGCGAGCGCTGCACTCGGCGCCGGGACGCTGGCCGCAGAGGGCGCAGCGGGCGCCGGTGCCGCAGCTGGGGACGCGGGCGCCGCTGCCACGGCGGCGGCCTCGGGAAACCTGGAGGCGGCGGGGATAGCGGCTGGTGCAGAGGCCGGTGTCGGTGCCGCTGCGGCAGGTGCGGCGCCTGACGTCTTGGGTGCGCTGTCAGCTGGCGCGTCTGCCGCGGACCCTGGAGCTGCGCTCGGTGCCGACCTGACCGCGGGCGCATCGGCGAACCTGGAGGCGGCGGGCATTTCCGCCGGCGCGCAGGGGGCGGCGTCCAGCCTGTCCGGCGTAGCTGCTAATGCTGCCAACCCTGCGACAACGCTTGCGTCGAGCGCCACACCATCAGCGGGCGACCTTAACCTGTTCGGCACGACGACCGAGAAGATCGGCGCTGGCACCAATACCGCCACGTGGGACATGGGCGGCATGGGGACGGGGACGGGGACAGGCACTGCGAGTGCCGCGCAGACGGCGGCGCCGATAACGGGGCCTGGCACGACCGCCGCGAACCCACTGACGGCCACACCCGGCGGGGCACCGCTCGATTGGGCATCATCGACGCAGCTGTCCAATGCCGGGTTGGCGCCCAGCAGTGGCAGTGGCAGCAGCATGGGGACAGGATTCGGTGGGGCGCTTGATAGTATGTTGGGCTATGTCAACAAATACCCAATTGTCGGCCTCGGCGTATTGCAGGCGGCCTCGTCATTCCTGCAAGGCGCCGGCAATCAGCTGACACCGGCGCAAGCAGCTCAGGCGAACACGCAGGCAAGTGTAAACCAGGCGCAAGCCGACCTGCTCAATCAGCAGAAGGCCAACATGGCGCAGCCCAAGGCGGTTGCCTCGCTGCCGCCGGTGACCGGCACGCCGCAGCCTATCATCCCGCCATCACAATCAGGGCTGATCAATCGTGTTCCATTCCTGCCAATGACGGGAGCGCCAGCATGAGCGGCATCATCAACGCCCAACCGCAGCCGGGTGATGCTGGACCGCCCGCGCAGCAGCAAGCATCAGGGGGGCTGAACAATCCGCTGCTGGCCCAGACCGAGGCCCGGCTTGAAGGCAATTTCAGTGACCCGCAGGTGCAACAGGATTACAAGAAAATCGTGGTGGCCGGGCTGCACATCGCGCTCGCCAATGGGCCTCGGTCATTCATGGCGAAGCTGCTCCATAGTCGTGACCCGATCGGCGACTGTGCGCGGAGTGCGGCGGCCCTGGTAATGATCATGCGGCGCCAGTCGCGCGGTGTGATGCCGATCAAGGCGATGGTGCCGGCGGGGTTGACGCTGATGCTGCACGGCCTCGACTTCATTGATCGCGCCAAGATCATGAAGGTGGCCGAACCGCAACTGGATCAGGCCACGCGGATATACACCAACGAGATTTTTCACAAGCTAGGCATCACCACGCAGATGATCGAGCGGCTAGGGACCAGGGTGCATCAGGTGATGCAGGACCCGCAGGCGATGCAGGCGATCAACTTGAAGGCGGGGTTGACCCGCGTGGTGCATCAGCCGACGCCGCTGCCGGGCGCGCCGGCACCAACTCCGGCACCGGCGCCGGCGGCTGCGAGACCTGGCGGGCGGGGGTGACAACGGCCTATTCAGGCACCACCGTCAGATCAGCCGCTCGTGGGATGACAATATTGTCACCGACTGCTGTATTCCCGTAGCAGTAGCCAAGCAGCTTGCCTCCGTGCTCGGCGTCGTACATTTCCCAGCGGATTACCGGGCGGGGGATGTTCTCAAATCGAGCCTCCGAGCCACCTGACATGCGGCGGTATCCTGGCCAATCGGCTTCCGTGCCGTCCTCGCAGATCAGAGCGTACCATGCGCGACCGTCGGTCATCGCTGGGGTACTCCTATCGACCGATAACGAGCGGCGACCAACCTGGTGCCGGAAAGCCTGTAACCAGCGGCGACCATCCTGGTGTCGGCGCCGGACTTATCGGTGCGGAATAGGGCGAGGCCTGATAGACTGGCGAGTAGATTTGAGGTTCGACCACAAGCGGTTGCTGGTAGCGGCTTGCGTTCCAGCCGTTCAGGATTGCCGTGCCGCCGAGCAGCATCATGGTCGCGGCGTCCTCGCCCTGCTGTTGGGCCAGAAAGCGCTGATGTGCCTGATCAACTTCCTGGATGTGATACTGGTTAATCATGCAGTCGTGATGGGCTTGCACTATCACTTCCAACGTCTCGGTCGGCGAGATGGGCAAAGAAGCGCATGCCTGTAAAGCCGCAACCTCGTCCCGTTTGGGTTGCGAAGCGGTCCCGCAGCCAGCCAGCGCCAGTGAGGCTGCCATAGTCACGGCGAGAATGCGTTTCATGTCACGTGCTCCAACGGCGGTTCTCGCGCCGATCGGCTGCGCACCGTGAGCGATACTCGCGGCGTATCAAATCAAGCAGGCCGTTAGGGAGGGAACCTATCGTGTATCCACGGGTGCCGAGCCGCGCCGTAACCTGTCGGCCGAGCATGCCGGGATGATCATCGTCGACCTCGCGGACATATCCGCCGCCGGCAGGAACCCAGAACTGGCGGATGATCTCCTCGCCCATGTCGTCCGTGTCTCGGAGGCATACTCTTCTGCCGTCCTGCCAAATGCGGCGGCTGCGGTTTTTGTGATTAGTCATCTGATGTCTCCGCCCCTGATCCGCGAGGCGCCGGGGTAAGTGTCGCCAGCCATTCGGCGATGATCTTGGCGGCCAGCGACGAAACGCTGCGGTGATCCGCTAGGGCTGCAAGTTCCAGGGCTGCCTTCACGGCAGGGTCCAGTCGGACCCAGATTTTTTCAGACTTCGTCATAGACCACACATAGGACATCCGCTAGTGAATGTCAAGGGTCGTCTACGTTGTCAATCCTGAATGGTCTCCCCGGCGAGCCTCGGCAGAACCCCGGCGGCCTTCCCGGGCTTGGGCAGTCCCTAGGGGAACTGGCGCGCGCGTGGGCTATGGCCCAGGGGGACTCCGCTGACGCCGCCACTCGGGAGCGCCCTGCGGCGACGTCGCTGCTGAACAGCACGCCCGCTACGCCTGCGCCAGAGGCTGCGGCAGCGGCACCGGGGGGCGAGCCGGCACAGACGGCGGCCACCACCGTAAAGGGCGTGCCGCCCGACCTGCTGCCGATCTACGCGGCCGCAGCGAAGCGAACCGGCATCCCGGTTGACGTGCTGATCGCCCAGGCCAAGCAGGAGTCCAACTTCCGCAACGACATCATCGGCAACGCCGGGGAAATCGGGCTGCATCAGATCCTGCCATCGACCGCCCGCAATCCCGGGTTCGGAATGTCAGGCATCGATCCGGCAACGCTGAAAGACCCTGCCGTCGGCATCAACTTCGCCGCCGACTACCTTAGGGCCAGAGCCGGCCAGGACGCCGATTTCAGCAATCCCAAGGTGATCGACGCGGCACTGAGGGCATACAACGGCATGGGTCAGGGCGGAGATCCGAACTACGTCGCGAATGTGCGCCGCTATATGCCGCCCGCGCAGCAGCCGCTCGGTGGGTTGCGCGGGCAGTACGCCTTCAACGACACCGGCATTCTGAATGGCGCCGTCGTCCCGCCGCCGGTCCGTCCACCGTTGTCACAACTTCCGTCGCCAGCGCAGGAAGCCCCGACAGGCTACACTCTGACGCCTTACGGGCTGGTCCCGACCGCGAGCTGGGATCGCTACATGGCCGGACGAACCGGATAGGAGCAGCGTGATGGCTGGTTTTAGTTTCCTCAACGGGATCTCCAGCATGGGCGCCGGCATGGCGCAGTTTGCCGGCAACATCGGATTGGACATGGAGAAGGCGCAACTGCAACGCCAGAATCTGGCTATGGCCGATCAGCTTTCGCGAGCGCACGAGACGGAAGTGTCGCAGCCGTTCGCGGCCAGTCAGCTTGCAGCGCAGCAAGCCGGCGCGTTGCAGCGGACACAGATGGAGACCGGCACGCAACAGCAAGTGGCCGGCATACAGGCTGGCTCATCGAAATACGCAGCCGATGTTGGGGCCAGAAGTGCCGCTGCGCAGGTTGCTGGCGAGATAGAGCGTACGCGGATGACGCTCGGCGCCGACACGCCGGAAATGAAGATGTTGCGAGCATTTAACATCCTGCCGGCGACGGGTAATCTGCCGGCTGACACGGCTGCTGCGGGAGGTGGCGGCTCGACGCCCGCCGCGGCCGGCACAGCGACCGATGCAGGCGCAGCGCCAGCCGCCGCCGGCACAGCGGCGCCATCCGATATGGACCGCGCACGACAGTCGATTACCAACAAGCTGCTGGGGCTGCCGCAACCAGGCTCGGAGGACGCGCTTCGCCGGGGCATTGCCGCAGACGTCGCCGCCGACCCCGCATTCAAGTACAAGACCGCCGGGCAGAAGGGTATCGAGGCCGAAAAAAGGTTCAATGTAGCCACTGCGAAATCGCTGGCCCCCGAGTCTATAGAGGGGAATGCCTACGCGATTGCAGGTTATCAACAGGCGCCGCTGTCGGGTTTAGCCAGGAGCAAAGAAGGCGGCAACCAGATTATGTCGCGCGTTATGGAAATCAACCCTGACTATCAGGAATCCCGATACCCGGAAGTCAACAAGGCCATGTCTGCATTCGGTGGCGGCGGTAAGGAAGGAGGCATCATCCGATCGCTCAACGTCGGCGTGCAGCACCTGGACGTGCTCGACCAAGCCGCGACTGCACTTGGGAACAACGATGTAAGAGCGCTGAATTCCCTGCAAAACATGTTCCAAACTCAGTTCGGCGGTCCTGCCCCGACGACGTTCGACGCCCTGAAGCAGATCGTCGGCACCGAGATCGAGAAGGCGATTGCGGGGAACATAGGCTCGGAAGGCGACCGAAAGCGTATAATGGACGGGCTGGATCGCGCGGGCTCGCCCGCCCAGTTGAAGAGCGTTACGGATGGGTTCCGCGCGCTGATGGTGGGACAACTCGCCGGTCTTAAAACGCAATATGAGGAGGCCACCGACTTCAAGAGCGGCCCCTTTGCGTTCGAGAACAAGCTGGCCCCGGAGACCAAAGCGAGGCTCCAGGGAAAGCCGCCCCCCGATGGCACTGCCAATGCTCCGCTACCGTTTCCAAAGTCCGCCGCCGAGGCCGTTGCCGGCAAGTATTACGCGACGCCAGGGCGCGGCACGGCTCGATGGGACGGCGAGAAGTTCATCATGGGGCCGCAGTGAATGTCCGGTTCATTCTCTTTCGAGGAAGCCGCGAAACCGCCCGCTCCGGTCAGCTTCTCATTTGAGGAAGCCGCGAAAGCGCCGGTGGCGCCGCAGATAAGCTCGCCGCTGCCATCGTTCCTTGGAGGGGATTTGCCGCCGCAAAAGGCTTTCGGGCTTGCCGATATTCACTCTGGGGAGCCGGCATTCACACCTGACGCCACGCCGCCCCCGACCGACACGGCGGCCAAGCCATCCATTTTGAGCGTCGCGGGCATGCGCGAGGCCATGAAGCCCGAGCCGGGGTGGGTGCCCAGCGGCATTCTTCCGATGGCGACAAAGGAAGTATCGCCGGGTCAGGGAGACCCGTCCGCAGGCATCAAATGGGACATAGGCCCCGTTCGTTCGGTCGTTAATCCGGTCCTTGATCTGCTGGAGGGCACCGGACAGGCAACCAGCATGGGCGGCCCGAATGCGCCACTGGCAGGCAAAGTCAGCCCGGAGGCGACGGCGCTGATGTTGGGAATGGCAGCCGGCAACCCAAACCCGTTCGCGTCAGCCGAAAGCATCATGCGGCCACCGTTCACCGGCCCCTCGATTACCGTCAGACCATCTGCCCAGGATGCGGTTGCCGCCATCGGGGCAGCGCCCGACGTTGACAGCGCGATTGCCGCGGCAGGCCGAGCGGTATCGGCGCCAATGGCTGCGGCGGACGCCGATCTGCTCACTCCGCGCGCCGCGCCAGGCGAGGCTGGAGCCGGGTTGGAGGCAGGTCCCGCTAGGGTAGCCGCGGCAGAGCTGGAAAGGCCGCCAGCGGGCGGCCCGATCACCACTTCTCAAGTGCAGCGGCGCGATGGCGTCGGATACAACGAGGCTGTACGCCGAGCGGCGGCCGAGAATGCTGCCAGCGCTGTGGCCGCCCCTGAGTCGATCGGCGCCGCTGCATCGCGCGAGGGCACGCCGGCAGCCCAGATCGATCTCTCAACCGCCGACATGAAAGCCAACCGCCGGCGGGCAGAAATGGACGATCTCATGCGTCCGCCACAAGCCAACGACGCCAAAATCTACGTCGAGGGCTCCTTCCCGACGCTCGCGGAGCGAAGCGCCGACCCTCTCCTGTCGCAATACGAAAACCTGCTGCGCCAGCGCAACCCAGGCGAGTTCGTCGGCGAGGGCAAGCGGCTCACCGAAAACAACAAGGCGCGGGTCAACGAATACGACAAGAACACGATTCCCGATCCTACCCTAAACACCATGCGGGCGGATCGAACAGCGCGGTGGAACGCCAATGCCGACAATATCCTGCCGACAGCTCAGCCAGCCGATTTAACCCCGGCGCTCGATTGGGTGCAGGAGCAGTTGGACAATCCCCGGATTTATGAAAACGACGAGGTGCGCGGTGTGCTGGAGAATTTCCAGGAACGACTCCTGGATCAGGATGGCAATCTAAAGACCGATCCTGCCGCCGTATGGGGCATCCACGACAACCTCCAGACTCAGCTCGCCAAGGCAAAAGACCCGTTGAAGGCGACGAGCGCTGAGAAGTTCGCTGAAGGTCAGTTGCTCACCGCGAAACGGTTGGTCGACGAGGCGATGAATGCCGCGACCGACGGGAGATTCCAGAAGGCGCTCAACGACTACGCTGAAGACTCAAAGGCGATCAACGCCGGAGTGTTGTTTAACGACTTCCGGCCGAAACTCACCAACATGAGCGGCGAGATCCAGCCGGCTAACTTCCACCGCTTCGTTGTCAATCTGGCAAAGGAGCGCGGCGACCCAGGCATTGACCCGTCGATGGACATTTCCGATCAGGGAATGCAGTCGCTCATCAACATCGACGCCGACCTGAAGCGCGCCGGGCTGATCAGGCTTGGCGGCCCTGCCGGCTCGCCGACGAACCTGCTCGGCGCGCTGGCGGAATCTGCCGGGCTGGACGCCGCACATAAATTGCTCGGATCGGTTCCTGTTGTCGGTAAGGCTTTAAGCGTCGGTCAACAATACTTTGCCCAGCGCAAGATGATCGCCGACACCGCGAAACACCTTGCCCCGCCCGAGGGTGGCTATATCCCGCCCGATGCCCCGGAACCCCCGCCGGCGCCTATCGTGCGGGCCGCTCCGGCGGCGGCAGCCGCTGTGCCGCCTGCAGCCGCCCCTGCCTCCATGGCGACGGCCCCGGAGTTGCCGCCAGAGGCTGCTCCCGCCCCAGCTCCGGTCACACGGGACCGAGCGGCAGTCGCGGCGATGAAGTGGCTGGTGACCTCGCCCCCAGAAGGCACTACGCTCGATCTCCAGGCGGCGCGGCGTATTTTGACCGCAGCTTATGGGGAACCCTTTGTGGCCAATCTGTCACGGGTGAAGCTGTCGGGGCTTCTGGCGAACTTCGCGGCACAACTGCGGGCCTCCGAATCAGGCGAGATCGGCACTGATCTGCCTGCCGCAGCTGGGAGAAAGCAATGACCGAGCCGCCGGCAAAGGCGCCCGTCCCAGGGGTGGAATGGTCGCCTGAAGCCCACCGCGCCTGGGGCCTGGCGCTGATCAAGACCGGCACCGAACACCTGGACCTCGGCATGGTCCGCCTCGGCCGCCAGACGCTGAAGGACGCCGAAGGCGCCACCCCTACCGCGGGATCATCCAGCAAGCCCACGTCCGGCGCCTGAGACCCACCACATCGGCGACGTGACCGACCCGCAACGCGCGGTCGCGACGCCATGCGCAATCGCGCTGCGGAGCAATTCCCCATGAGCACCATCGCTCCCCTGCCTCCGATCGGTTTGCAAGGTCCATCGACCAATCCATCGGCACCACAAATTTCGCCGTCGGCGCTATCGGATGCGATCAATGCCGAAATAACGGCGATGACGAACGCGATCAACGCGGCACTCGGTGGGCTGCAAACCAGCGTCGATGGCGTGCAAAGCAGCGTGACCTCGGCTGCCGGGCAAATCGAAAGCAGCCTGACCGCAGCGCAAGCCAGCCTGGCAGCCGACAGCACGGCGCTCACGACCGTACAGACGGGCGTGACGGCCATTGCAGCGCAGGTGACCGCGATCCAGGCGGCACTTGGCAGCGCTGGGACAAAACCAGCGATCGCCGCGGTGCCTGGCACGAACATCATCAACGTTGTTGCCGCATATCTGTTCACCAAGACGATCAGCACGCCAGCCACGTTTTCAGTGTCCAATGTCCCGGCCGGCGTGTCGGTTTTCCGGCTAGCGCTGACCAATGGCGGCGTGGCTTCCGTGACCTGGTGGAGCGGGCTTGATTGGCCTGGCGGTGTGGTGCCAGGGCTCACTGCCGCGGGCCTCGATCTGCTGGAATTCGCGACCTACGACGGCGGCACGACCTGGTTCGGCACTGTGCTCGGCAACGGCATGGCGGCAGTCGGCGGCGGACCGCCGCCACCACCCCCAGGCCTGAGCCCAAGCCCCGACCCCACGAGCGTGACCACCACCGGCCAAACCATCGTAGACACTGGCCTGAACACCTGGGAGTTGGTTGTCTCTGCCGCCAACGGATTGCAGGTCGCCGTCAACGGTGTGGTCGACTCAACCACGGCGAACGTTATCCTGCTCTACTGGCACGGCGGCATGATCTACCAGGAGAACAACTGGCCTGCGTGGTGGTCATGGTCCGGCACGGCCTGGGTTGCCACCTCCGATCCGCGCCCAGCGGCGCCAGCAGGCTCGCACATCTCGGTCTCCCTCACCTCGCCGACGGGCAAGAGCGTTTCCAAAATGGTGTTCGGCATTTCTTCCGGCGCCAATGCACATGCCAACTTCGACGAACTCATGGGCCGAGCGGGCAGTGGCGAGCACGGCGCCACGACTGCAATGCTAACCTCATTGGGTACGATTAAGTTCTCGGTCTGGCGCTGCCACGCATCCGAGGAAGTCGCGCGGCTCTACGCCCAGGGCCAGACCCAGATCATGAATGACTGGTGGGGCACGATCGGTCCGGCGATCATGGCGAGCGGATATCGCCTCGTCATGGGGGTTGGGTGGAAAGCGGGCGGGCATTCAGCTGCCAATGAGGCTGCATGGGCTTCCACATTTGCGCAGGCGATGAAAAACCAGGGGCACGAGATTTTCTACTGGGAGGTCGACAACGAGCCTGGTGGTACTGGCGCTGACTACGCCGCATGGTTCAATCCCATCGCCGACGCACTGCATAATGTGAATCCTGCTTACAAGGTCGGCGGCACGACTGGTTCATGGTATGGCGCTGTCGATCTGAGCGGCTTCTTCACGGGTAGCGGATCGCGCGTCGGGTTTGTTTGCTTCCATTCCTATCGGGTTGGTCCGGCGAATTCGAATGATGCTTGCATGGCATCGGCTCACGGCTTCGGAGACATCACCAGCGCCAGAAACGCCATGCGGACAGCTGGCTATCCTGACACGATGGAAATCGCGCTTAACGAATACAACATGGACGGCAATCCCGGCGAGGAACCGAGGCAGACCACGCACATCGGCATGCTGTATATCGATCTGTTGCTGACTGCCAGCTACAAGCAAGACCCGATGTTCACCATGGGCGGTCTGTGGGACATGTATGCAGACGGCAACTACGGTGTCGTTGAAAATAACTTGTTTGGCGGAGATCCCTCCAGAATCACACCGCAAGGGCAGTTCCTCGGATATGCGGGGAAGAACCTGTATGGTCCAGAGGTGGCTACATCGACGACACTAAGCAACCTGGAACTACTGGCGACCAAGCCCAGCCCGGGGACGTTCTGCATCAAATTGACGAACTACAGCATGACGACCGACATCACCGACGCGATCACGCTGGTTGGTGGCGCCCCGACTGGCACGATTACCAGATGGGAGCTGGGCAATGCCAACCAGCTGAACGCGGCAATCGGGGTGCAGGCCAGCCTTTCCAGCGTCAGCATTCCCAGGGCTTCTACCGTCATGCTCTCTGGGACTTTCGCGTAGATACAATTCCAATTCATCAACAACCAAGTAGGCAGGCCGTGACAGACATCAGCTCACAGCTAACTACGGTCGCGGCCAATATCCGCGATCTCCAGGCGACCGTCAGGTCGTTACGCGACACTTTCACCAAAAGGATCAATACCATGAGCACAAGCGTAACCGCACAGATCGAAGCCGCCACTGCCCGCATCCAAAGCGATGTATCAGGACTCTCCAGCGACCTCGATTCAATCAGGACCGAGATTGCTAGCCTCGTCGCCCAGCTCAGTGCCAGCACTCCTCCACCGCAGGCGACAATCGATGGATTGAATGCACAGGTGGCCGCGCTCGATGCAGTGAAGACAGCGGCCGACGCCGTTGCTACCCCGCCGGCACCAGCGGCAGCGTAAGACCGTCAGGCGGAGGCGTCGTCATGGCCACACTAGAGACAGACGTGCCGCTGGCTGCAGCGTTCGCCACGTCGGTGGCGACCTACACGGCACAGCGCACTGCTCTAAAATCGGCTGTGGCGGCGCTTGTCGCCCAACTGAATTCCACGATCCAGCCACCTCCGCCGGTAACGCACGATCCAAGCCCTGACAAGACTTCCATCCCTCCCGCGAATACCATTTGGGATGCTGCGGGGCACGCCTGGACCATCGTTGCTGGCGTTGCGACGAGGGACGGCACGCCGGACACTTCCACCTCGCATGTCAACATGATGCTATGGTGGAGCGGCAGCCTCTATTACATGACCGACACCGGGAGTTGGCGCATTCTGATTGCCTTTGGCAACTGGGCGCCAACGACCGATCCAAGGATCGTTCCCCTGTCCCCCGCTCCCGCCGCTGCGGTGGGCTATAATTTGCAGACATTCGGTTCAACCATCGCGTTAGGGACCGACCTGCGTAAGTTCACTTTCTTCGGCACCGATCCTACTGGCATCACAGCAAACCAGAGCGGCGGCAGTTCAGGGCCGATCGTCATCACCGGCGGCGGCAATAACTATGGCGCACAACTTTGCACTGCCAGTTATGACCCGACAGCGAGCGCTGCACATCGGTATATGAGCGGCACGGCCTTTGGTGGGGGCGGCTATTTCGAGGTCACGCTGGCAATGCAGACCACGCCGCCATCGACCGCAGGTGCGTCATTCTGGGCAAATGACATCGAGAGCATGGCGGGCGGCTCCTTCGGTGATCAGACGCTGCGCCAGTGGCCTGGTCAGGCGGCGAATTATGGCGATTGGATCGAGATTGCCGGGACAGAGTTCAACACCGGCACGACCACTAGCTATGGTCTTGGGATACATAACTTTTACGGCTCAGGCACTGCGAGCAATCCTTCAGTTCCGGCGCCGGCTAGCGCAGCTGGTTTCAACACGCAAACCTTCGGGCCGGCAATCACACTGGGGTCTGATCCGACGCTGACAACGTTGAATGGAAATGTGCAGAAGTTCAACTTCTTCGGTTGTTCCTGGACCACGATCGGCGTTAACCAGAACGGCGATGGCTCCATCTCCATCGTCGGCAACACAGGGAACAACTATGGGGCCGAACTATGTTCAGCGGCCTACCACCCCGGACCATCGCCTTATATAAAAGGCGTTGCCTTCGGCGGCGGCGGGTATTTCGAGGCCACCATCTCGATGGTAAACCAGCCATCGGCGGCCGGTGCGAGCTTCTGGTTCAATGACATCGAGAGCATGGCTGGCGGTTCATTCGGCGACCTGACGCTGCGCCAGTGGCCTGGGCAGGCAGTAGGATATGGCAACTGGATCGAGCTGGACGCACCCGAATTCAATACCGGGAACACGACGCAGTTTGGTCATGGAATACACAACTTCTATGGTGGCGGGACAAACCTCGATACTGGCACGTATCCGGGCTTCGTCTCGCCAGTTACAGCGCCGGGCGGCACGGACTTTCGCCAGCCCCATCAATATGGGGTGCTTTGGGTGCCGGCTACGGATAGCACGCAGGGTTTTATAACGTGGTATTTCGACCGCGTGCAGATCGGCCAGACTGTTTTTTGGAATAAGTGGTCTGCCGGGATGACGCCGCCCCCGGTGCAAGGAACGACGGCGTATAGCGTCATCGACACACGCCATCTGGCATTCATCCTTGGCAATGGCGATGCGAACAACCTGGTGACGGTCCACTCGGTCGAGGTGTGGCAGGCAACAGCAGCCCACAACATTGGCGCTGCATTGGGGACTACCCTAGCCGGTGTTCCAATACCGTCCGGCTGGGAGATGAAGCGTGTCGATACGTTCGGCACGAGTGGCTCGGTGCCTGACCTGACGACACTGCACAGTCTTTATGCTGAGGGGCAGTTCTACAACGTAAGCGGCGATCGCGTTTGGATACCGAACACCGTCATCAACAGCGAGCAGCAGACATACTCGCATTTCGAAGATGTGATTGCCTTCTCGACAGATCATCTGACCATTCAGGGCAGAGGGCACGTCGGCAACACGATTACCTCTGGCGAGATGGTTAGCAAGTGGTATGGGCGCAGCTTCATTTTCGAGGTTCGCGCCAAGGCTCCCATATCTTCCGGCTCATGGACTGCGATCTGGGCATATGCACGAGCAGCGGGCGGCGATGGGTCCGAGCTGGATGTTGAGATGACGATGGTCATCGGTGACGAGGCGGCGAATAGGCACCGCGTCTATCACTACAATCATCCTGGCCAGAGCAACGTCGTCATCAGCGACAGCAACTTTACCACCCCGTTCATGATGTATCAAAATGCATCATTCAACGTCGACGCCGCGCATACTTATACAATTGTCTACGACGACGTGGCGGGGAAAGTCTCGCGATATATCGACGGCACGCTGATCTATAGCGCCGACTTCAAGTGGAACGCCTCGCTAGGCGGCACGGGTCACGGACCGGACGCAATCCTGACCATATGCCTTGCAGCCGGCGGCAGCTGGCCGGGGCAGATTGCCACGCCGAGCGCCTATAGCGGTGATCTCGATGTCTACTCGGCAGCCTACTATGCACCGACCGCTTGGACGCCACCGCCGCCAGTGGTTACGCCCCAGACATGGGGCGCTCTCAGGGGCTCACACGTTTCGCTGTCGGGAAGTGACCTGATCGCCACTGCGGCTGCGGGTGGTGGTGTAGTCTACGGCGCATTGTTCAATACCACCGGCAAGTTCTACTGGGAGGTTATCCTAAACAATAGTGGGAATGTCGGCGCAGGAATAGGCAGCAACCAGGTACCTGTTGGCGATGCCGAATGGGTTGGCGGTTCAAACAATAGTATAGGATGGTACAACGCCGGGGCTGTTTATAACGGCGGGTCACTGAAAGCCACATTCGCATCGTTTGGCAATGGCGCTATTCGCTTGTGTTTTTCTATCGATTTGACTAGCGCGACTAAGAAACTCTGGGGACGTGTAGGTGCCACTGGCAATTGGGACAATGATGTCCTTGCCAATCAAAACCCTGCTACAGGCGCCGGAGGCATCGACCTAAGTACATGCGGCGACACCCTGTCGTGGCCGGTTACGGCAGGCGCAAGTCTATCGGCTGGTGATACGGCAACGGGCTGCTTCACTTCGGCATCATGGGTTGGCACTGCGCCATCTGGCTTCACGGCGTTTGTTACATCGTAAGGACGCCTAATCATGGCAGTTCAAGACCTGAACACTGGCGACGCTCTCTGGGCGCCGTTCAGCCCGGTCACCGTGCCGCCCGGCACGGACTTTCGCCAGCCGCATCAATACGGCTTTCTGTGGGTGCCGGCGACCGCGACGACGCAAGGCTATATGGAGTGGTATTTCGATCGCGTGAAGATCGGCAAGCGTGTCAGCTGGGATCTCTTCAATCCGGCATTGCCACCCCCTCCTGTAGCGGGCTCATCGGCATTCAGTGTTCTGGATACCAGACACATAGCGCTGATCCTCGGTAACGGCGATCCCAACAATCTGGTGACGGTTTCGGCCGTTCAGGTTTGGCAATTGACGGCCGCCAACAATATTACAGACGCGCCGGTGGTGGTACATGCCCCAAGCCCTGATAACACCACCGTCCAGGCTGGCGGCGGCACCATCTGGGATGCTGGCGGGCACGCATGGACCATTGTGGCCGGCGTTGCGACGAGGGACGGCGTGGCGGACACTTCCACCTCGAACGTCAACATGCTGCTGTGGTGGGGCGGCGGCCTCTATTACGTCACCAACGCCGCAACATGGCGCGTCCTGGTGGCCTTCGGGAACTGGATAGCGACGACCGATCCAAGGGTATTGCCGCCTGCTGCCACGGACATCTCTCTCAGCAACAACACCATCGCTGCGGGCTCGCCGAGCGGCACAGTTGTCGGCGCTATCGGAGTGACCACGACAGGGACATTCGCCGGGTCCCTGGCGCTATCCGGCACTGATGCCACAAAATTCCAAGTCCAGACCAACACCGGCCCCGCACCGTCATTTGACAGCGAGTTTTCTGCTCCACAGCCCTGGATGGCCCATAACGTCTATCAGGCCGGTGATCCGTGGTCATGGTGCAGTGACGCTTTCCTCCAGGGCGGCCTGGTTCTGCCGGACTTGAAAACGTGGTGGCTGAATCCGACCAATCCCAACACGCAGATGGCAGGAGTCTATACACTCGCCAACGGCATGCTCAACATGGGCATCCTGCCAAATCCTGGCGGTGCTATCGGTAATTACATCAACAATCAGGCTGGTCAGACGGTCGACTATGTCGGCGGCATCATCAGCACGCAGCACGCTTTCCGTCCACTATACGGATATTTCGAGTGCTCGGTAGCAATGGACAGGGTTCCTGGGGCTGGATGCCATGCCGAGATCGAGGATTACCCGGGCCATGACTGGTCGTCGGAGATTGATCTGGAAATCTGGACTGACGGAAGCAACGTCATGCACGCTGCCTTCGATTATTCCGGATGGGATTCCAATGGTTTCTGGCTCAACAAGGTTTACGAAATCACGACGGCTCAAGGCTTCGACGGGACGGTCCAGCACACCTATGGATGGGATTGGCAGTCCGACAAGATCACCTACTATATGGACGACCATCAAGTCGCGCAGGTCAACACGCCGACCGACGGCACATTCAACAACTCGATGTTTTACTATTTCCAGACCGCCGCCAGCATGTCCACGGGCGAGAGCGGGTTCGGGGTTTATCCCGACAAGGCTGGCCCTGTTCCCTATGCTCACATCAAGTATCTGAAATATTGGCCTAGCAAGCCAGCCGCGGGAAGTGGCGGCGGAACAAATCTGATCACCAGTGGTGTGCTCGGGGCCGGCACGGACAATATCAACATCGTGGCCTCCGCTTCTGGAAAGTCGTCATTCAGCAAGCCGTTTGCCATTACAGTTCAGAGCGCGGCTGCACTGGGGCAGCTCGCATCGTTTGGTGCCAGCGCTTCGTCTTCGACCTCGATACTGGCCACCTTTGGGTTGCCAACGACTGGCACCATCGACCATGGCGGCGTGCTCGTCCAATACAAGCGCAATGCGGATTCAACGTGGCTCGATGGGGTGCGAGGACTTGTCGCCACCATGTCCGGCGGGACCATCACCGATACGCAGGGCAAGACCTGGTCGATCAATGCCGGCGCTCAGATCGTCTGCAATTCCAATGTAGATATCAACACGGCCAACGCGACCGTCGTTGTTCTCATGCCGGATGGCACCGCATGGCACGTAAACGCCAGCGGGCAGTGGTACAGCAAGCCGACGTCGAATGGTTTGTCTTCTGGCGGATGGACAGGTCCGATCGCGTCGCCGTTCACAACGGCCTTTACCATCAGCGGATTGACGGCGACCGTGGCTTACAATGTCCGTGGCTACGCCTACAATTCGTCTGGCAATGGTGCGATGTCCAATGTGGTCAATGTTACGACTTCCGCATCGGTGGCCGGCTTTACCGTAACGCAAGCCAATGGCATTCGAGACAGCGCCGGCAATCGGTGGGAACTGCGCGGGTATAACTGCTGGTGGGGCGAGTTCAACAACATTAAGGCCAACTTGTACTCGAAATTCCCCGGCGCAAATCTCGTGCGTGTGGTGTGCGGTAGGGACACTACCGTAGGCAACATCAGCGGCATGATCAATGAATTGACCGCGAGGCATGTGATCTGCTTCATCGACTTTCACGATTCGGTCGATGGCAACACGGTCGGGTGGTATCAGACGATGTGCGCCGCGTTCAAGAATAATCCGTATTGCTTTATGGAAACGCCAAACGAACCCGGCTCAAATGTTTCTGGAGACCAGATTACAATCATCAACGCGCTGCGTGCTGGAGGGTGGACCAACCCGATCGGCCTAGAACTACAGTTGGGCTATCAGTTTGACAATATCGGGCCGACCATGGCGTCAATCTCCCAAAATAACCAGATTTTCCTCTGTCCGCATAATTATGGTGATTGGTGGAACAACAACATGCAGAACAGCGCCAACGCCACTGGTCTATACAGCGTCGTTGACGAGTTCGGCGACGCGATGGATGGTGTCACTATCGATGGAAATGGGCCGGATTGCGTGCGGCACATCATTCAGAGCCAACAGAATCACGAATGCGGGGCTGCCGTCTGGTCCGCGACAAACGGCTATCATCAGGGGGACAACCTATTCCTCGACCCGCAGGGGAATACAATCGCCAGCATGGGGCAGATCATGCTCGACATGGGGTGGCTATCCGATGCTGGCGGCATAACGCCGCCGCCGCCGCCTCCCCCATCAGGTGGATCTGCGCCAGTAGGGTCTGTGTTCTGGGACAATTTCCCCGGCACATCGATCGACACTTCCAAATGGAACCGCGGGTACTTCTGGCGGCCTGACGGCGGCGGCGGAAGTTCAGGTTGGGACGTCGGCGAGAATCAGATCGGGCCGCACCCTGAATTGGATGTGTTCCCGGTCTCCGGCAATCAGGTGCAGGTGCAGGTCAAGCCGTCGCCGAACACGTCACTGTCCGGCGGCAATCCGTGGCTCACCGGAAACCTGAATACGCACAAGTCATGCGCTCGGACGTATGGCTACTGGGAGGTCGACGCCAAGCTCGCGAGAAACCAAGGGCTTCTGAACGCAATCTGGCTGTGGTCTATGGACGAGACCAATTGGCCCAGCGAGGAAATCGACATTACAGAGACGGCAAGTTCTAGCTGGCCGAATACGATGCGCAGCAATGTGCATGTCCCTGGCGGGGAGAACGTACAGAATCATGACAACGGACGGCTAAGCGACGCATTTCATAAGTATGGCGTGGATTGGCAACCCGACACGATCTCATTCTACTTCGATCGAGTGATGTTTAGCTCGGCGCCGACACCAGCTGCGGTCAAGGGTCCGATGTATCTGATCATTTCGAACTATGTGAATGCCGGTGGCGAGTGGTGGGGAGGCTCCACCGTGCAGGGGGGCGATTCCTGGCCTGATGGGATCACCGTTCGGGAAGTCACAGTCTGGCCCACCAGGCCGTTCTGATGATCCAGGTGTCCCAGTATGGAGGACCCTGACCCAGCCCGGTCCGAGCGGTCTTCCGTAACGCTCGAACGGATCGCGATCGGCATTCTGGCCGTGGCACTGGGCGGCATATTCTGGTGGGGCGAGCGCGGCAATCAGATCAGCATCAACACCGAGCACCTGGCGGCGCTCGATACAAGCCAGGCGGCGTTGCGCGCTCAGCTTTCCGACATGGTCTCGGTCGACACCTCACTGAAGAGCGACCTGGCAAACGCCAAGCGGGAACTGGTCGACCTCCGGGCCGCGCATGAAAGCGAGATGGCAAGTCTCGGGAAGGTCGATGCAAACTTGCAGGACAAGTTGCAGCGAATCATTGACCAGGGCACGCCGGTCACGCGCGTGCTGCGCGGCGACGTGGACAGGCTGGTGCGCGACATCGACGAGCTACATGTGCTGCGGGATGTCGGGGTCCGGCAATGGCTGGAGATGGCCCAGCGCCAAGCCAAGCTAGAGGCAGATATGGAGACGACGAAGGACCGCGCGGCCAAGCTGAGGCTAGACCTCAACGAGCACACCAAGACCGATCTCGACCTGATGCGCGATCGGATGAACAATATGGAGCGAGCAAAATGAGTGCCACCACGACCAGCCTTCCGACAGCGCAACAGCCGGCGCTACACGTCGACAACATCCTGGCCCATCCTGGCAGTACCTGGGCCGGCGTCGGGCTGATCGCAATGACGGTCGGCCAAGCGATGGTGCAGCAGGGCATGCCGACCACGGCCGGCGGCTGGATCGCGTTCCTGCTGCCGATCGCGATGGGCGTCGGGGGGATGTTGGGGAAGTAGGCACTCACCCACCCCCTGCCCGCAGCACTGCCCGTCGTGCATCGGCGGCTTCAACAATCGACCGCGCCAGCTCTGGGCGTTTGGCTCTGTCGGCAGCAACCATGAGGCCCGTGACCGTCAAGGAATCCGCGTACTTGTTCAGCGCTTGAAGCGTCCGGGCATCGTCCAACGACCGTATGCACTCCGCCACCTGCTGCGCCAGCGTGTCCGGCGGCGTGGCGAGTTCGTCCGGGATCACGCCGCCCAATGTGGGGTCGTTCTCGATCGGCGCGTCGGGCGCCCATCCGCTCTCGCCAAACTGCTCGGCCACGTCGCGCCGGATGTCGGAGAGCCGGGCCGTCACGGCATCGGTGATCTCCTTCTTGGCCCAGTCAGGAGCGTCTGCCTGGACTTTCCGGTAGTCGTCGGTGCGCGCGAGGCTGTCCAGTTCCTCCTCGGTGTTCGCGTCCTTCACCTCGATCTTGATGGCGTCGAGCACATTTCGTAGAGTCCGTCTATGGCCGTTGCCGTTGGGCGGCGTGGCGGCAGGTGTGGATGCCGGTGGCGGCGTGGCGATCGGTTTGTCGGTGCCAACTGTCTCCGCAACCTCTGCGTCGTCCGTGCCAGCCTCTCCGTCAATCGTCTTGCCGTCGAACTTGTCAATCTCCTTATTCACGTCGCGCCCGAACTCCTCTGGGCTGTAGACGCCCAGCATGACGGCAGGTGTCCAGCGTCGTGCCCATGCGCGGGCACCAGAGTAGACCAACTGCTGATCAGGCTGTTTCTTCCACCATTCATTGCCGGTTCGCACGTCGGCCAGTTTGATGGGGATAATGCGTGGCGCGTTCTCGCCTCGACGTTTGGCAGATACCGTAACCGTTCGGTTATCCCCTTCGCCAGTGAACTGATAGTCGAGATGTCCCTCGATCACGCCGGATGTCTCGACGGCGGCGGCAACCAGTTTGCCCTCGTACATCAGCTTGCCCTTGATACTCGACGTGCATTGCGCGACGGCGAACGGCGACATGCGCCAGCGCATTGCTTGCTCGACGATCATAAAGCAGGTCCCGATGTCACCCTGAAGGTGCTCAGGAAGCGCCCTTGCCGCAGCCATAAGCTTCGCCAGACGCACAGCATCGTCCATGTTCTGCGGCATGAGACCAATGCCCATCGGTTCATGTAGACGTGGAGCGATTGTGGTTATTTCATTCATTTGCTTGTCGCGGATGGCTTGGCTCATGGATCGTGGCTTTCAGTTGGTGGTTGGGTGATTGGGTGAGCAGCTGCGCCGCGGCATAGGGAAACGAGGAAATAACCAAACTCGATATCAAGAGGCGTAGGGCCGTCCCAACCAACGGCACGCAACTCGGCTTCTAGTTTCGCTATAGCCCGCTTGGATGGCCTAGCCATCAGCGAGTTTTCAAGATGAGGCGCGGCGCGGGGTTGGAGAGCGTGGCCCCATTGACCTGCTCTCCGGCCTTCAGCGCGTTGCCAATAGCTGAAAGGATCGGCGTTTTCGTGATGCGGACGTATTGGTCCTGGAGCGCTTCCTCATCCGTGAGGATGACCTTCACCGGACCTTGGCCGATGCTGGCGGTATAGGTCGGTCGCTCGATCGGCCGCTTGATGTCGAGGGCGGAAATCATGTCGAACACGACCCCACGCAACTGCTCATTGCGCCGCTTGAACCGTGCCTCGCGCTCGGCCAGTTCGGTGGCGCGCACATGGGCGATCTCCGCCATGTCGGCGGCGTGAATGGCTGCGGCCACCAAGCGGTCGAGCACCGCGAACGGGTCGCCTTCGGCCTCGCCCTCGATTGAATCGAGCAGCAGCCTTTCGTCTTCCGTGATGTCGGGTGCTTCCGCGAGCAGCCGCGCCTTGGCTTGCAGCAGCGCTGACATCGCCTGCTGCACCGCATAGGCACTCGGGGCGCGCGTGCCGCTCATTGTGTGGGTTCCTGGAGGCTGTGTATATTCCGTATGTCGAGCTCAGGGACCGGACTGGCGCCCGTTTCCTGCTGGGTGCCGCGCCGCTTCCGCGCCTGGCGCTGGCGGGGCTCGGCTGGTGCCTTGCCGCACAACATCTCCAGCGTGTCCCGGATGATTTCGGCGCGCATCTCCTGAAACGCGATGTCGCGCTCTGTGTCGGCGAGATCCTGGCGCAGCTTCTCGATCGTCGTCTGTGCGGCGGCCAGCAGAGCGCCGTCGTTCTCGGTCAGCATTTCGTCCACTCCGAAAGTTCGGTTGTCTTCACCAGGTCGAGCGCGTCCCGCACGTCGGCCGCCAACTTGCCCGGCAGATGCGGATACGCCTCGCGCGCCGCTTCATCGAGCCGGCGGTAGGCCACGACCAGCATCGTAAGTCGCTCGACCTCGCGGCGCTGCTCGCCATTCCGGAGCGCGAGCAGCTTGCATAGCCTGGCATCGTTGCTTTTCTGCCCATCGAGGTCGGCGAGCGGTCCATAAGGCCGCCGCTTGCGCTCTTCCTTGATCGCCGCCGCGGTCCATACGCGATGTGCCTCCGGGCATCCGCCGGGGCCATAAGGCGCCAAGCTGGACAGACAGATCGGCGCGCATTGACTGGTTCCGACCGAACGGCATGCTACCAGTTGCTCGACGGTAGCCTTGGGCGTTGCGTCTTCGGGCTCGCCGTCCAGCGCGGCCAGCGAGATCGGTGTGTCGCTCATTGTGTGGTTTCCCGTGTAGGAGACGCCGAAGTCGTGGGCGCGCGTGTGCAACCCTGTGGCGCGGGCTGCGCGCATCCGCGCCCGCTGGCACTCGACGCACTGGCCTTGCTTGTAGCGCTCGCGGCAGCCGCATTGGCGACAGCGCCAGATGGCGGGGTCAATGCGGGGGCGGCTCATGGCTGCGTGGCCTTCGCGCCTTCTCTGGGGCAGGCTCTGCATGCCATGCGGCGCGGCCTGTCGAGGAATGTTGGAGATGGCACGCCAACGCCCAGGTTGATGCTGTGGCCGCACGCTAGGATCGCCCGCGCGACCAAGGGGAATAGGTCTCGGCTCGGCCCGTCGTTTGGTTGGGTTTCGATGCGGACAACCAGGGGGCGACGCTGACGGATCATGCGGCTCATGGCTCCGTGGCCTTTGCGATGGCGGCCCGGGCGGCTGCCAGCCGGTGATTCTGTTTGACAGCGCCGCGCTGCGGCTCTGCCAGTGTCGGGATGAGGAGATCCACGAGCCCGACGAGTCCTTGCAGCGCGTCGAGCATATCCGGCCCGGCGGCCATGAGCAGGGCATTCGCAAGCAACTGACCGTAGGTGGTGGGATGGCTTGCGGTTCCGACTTTGACGCCATCAGCAATGATCCAGCGCCCGACGGACTTCCACGGACCAGGTGTATGCTCGCTCATCCCCGCTGCTCCCGCACCAGCTCGTTGAACCACGCCGTGGCTGCCCAGCGCGCCTGCTTGGCGGCGCGAAGCTGGGCCCGGGCATAGCGGCGCGCCCAGGCGCGGTCGGGGCCGTGCGCGGCCTGCCAGGCGTCGCGGGCGGTGTCCCACTCGGCCCAGGCCGCCGTGGCGCGGTCGTTGGCGGACCAGTAGCGGAGCTGCGCGGGGGTGGTCATGCCGAGCCATCCTGTCGAACCGGCGGATCAGGTGTCGGCATCCAATGCGATGGGTTTTTGACTTCGCGCCAAATAGGCTCCTGGTCGATGCTTTCGTATGACCAATAGAGCCATTGGCACAGATGGAAGTGGCAATCGGCATAGCGCCGATCGTCAGCCCATAGGTCCACATCTCGCCCATCATCCGGCGCAGTGTCGATCGGTTGCCAGTCAGTCATCGCACGATAGCTCCCGCGGGCACGAGCCGCGGCCGGCGCACACGGTCGGGTGGCGGCAGAAGCGCGGGTATGGGCAGTGCACCCGCAGCAGCTTCATCCACTCGTCGATGGCCGCGCCGTGCGCCTCACGGATCTGCCCGAGCCAGCCGTCGATCGCCTTGGCCCGCAGCTTCTCGGGGGCGTCGTCCGATGTGGTAATCGTGACAGGAGCGTCAATTCCGCCGGGCGCGGGATTTTGCGTATCGTCAATGCGTCCGTTTGGTGACAGGCTGATAGGTGCCGCACCGAGGGGGGGACGAGAGGGATGTTGCATTGCAGCAGGCTTCCGGTTGTTGGCCGTCTGCCGCTACTATGCAGGATTACTGCATTAAGTCAATCGGGAAATTCAGGAATTCTGGACGGCGCACGGGGCGGGTTTATTACGCCTTTCGTCTGGTTCGGCGAACCTGCTCGGACAGTTCCTCGCGGCTTTCGGTGGCCGCTACCTGGAAAAAATCTGCGAGCTCGGAAGGCAAGCCGGAAATCGTCCCCTGATAAATCCAATCCGAAGTCACGCCCCACCGCCGGCAAAAAAGCCAAAGGACATACTGATTCGGATAGTTGTCGCTTCGTAGGTAATTGCTTAACCGTTGTGGCGTTATACCTATTTTCCTGGCAATTTCAGCCTGGGTTACTTCGTGCTTGTCCATCATAGCCTCGACGGCCATTCGAAAACGACGTCCGACAGCGATCTTGTATTCTTGCGGGGTCACGGCCTGATCGTGCCATGCAGTTAATCTGCGTGCCGTAAAGTTCTGGGTTGACGCCTCCCACAGAAATCCTGCATGCTTGGAGGCATGGCACCCCGAGCGCAGTTGCGCCGCACCCTCTACAGCCGAGAGGCCCGCGCCGTGATCAAGGCGGGCGGCGGCCCGACGCTGCTCGCAGCCAAGCTCGGCGTGGTGCCGTCTGCCATCACCCAATGGAAGAAGGTCCCGCCGCGTCATTGCCGGCGCTGCTCCGAGGTCACCGGCATCCCGTTGCACGAAATCCGCCCCGACCTGTGGGACGCGCCCAAGAAGGAACCCTGCGCCACCTGTGAAGCGGCGGTCTAGCCATGTGCGCCCCGCCGCATTGCCCGGCCCGGCATCGCGTTACGCCATCGCATCGTGAGGCGGTGCCATGACCGCGCACCACAGACATTCAGACGCCCCGCCAGCAGAGAGAGACCTGGGGCTTTTGTCGGCCGGGAGGGGAGGGGACAGAAGTCGCCCAGCGAACCTCCCGGCTGACCCGGCGGTTCGCTCTGTTTGTGCGCGCATCATTACGCCACAGCACCCACATCCGCGCGCCGTGCGGTCTCACCGACAGGTGTGTGATCGGCGGCTGGCATCCTCATTCCCATGCGTGCGGCGGCCTCCCCAGCCGCGCTCATCGCGTTCCGCCCGCGTATCGGCGGCGCTCGTTTTCCTCCCTCTAGGCAACTTTGCTGCCGGTCCTCCATCTGGGGCCGGCAGTCCTTTACCGCCGACTGTAGAGAACTGAACCAATGGCTGCCCGGCTGACAAGGAACGATTATTCCACGCCCGAGGACGGCGCCCCCCTCGAGGATGCCGTTGGGATCGTCCGCGAGGCGGTGATCCATCACCGCACCAGGGTCGGCACGGTCACGGCGCTCGGCCGGGTGGCGGCGGCGCTGGGTCTGTCGCGGGCCGAGGCGCGCCAGCTGTTCTACCGCGAGAAGGACCGCATCCGGCGCGACCGCTACCTGGCGCTGAAGGCTGCGGCCATCGCGGAACTGGATGCGCGGGCGGACGAGCTGGAGGAGCGCATGCGCGCGGCCCGGCTTCGCCGCCAGCAGCACGAACTAGAACTCGAAAAAATCGAGGCAGCATGGGGTGTTTCCGCACACTGGCCACGCAATTCGCCTGTCGGGCAGCTCGCATGAATTTCGCGCTCGCCCGGCATTTCGAGCGATCGGCGCAGTGGTGGTCGGAGGCGTCGCGGCGACTGGTGCGGCGATGGTGGGGGAACGGCGCATGATCACCGAGGAACAGGCCGGCATCGTCAAGGGCCTGCTGGCGCGCGGCGAAAAGCAGCACGACATCGCCGCGTTCTTTGGCGTCAACGGCGGGCGTATTGCCGAGATCGCCAAGGGCAAGAAGTTCCCCGACGTGTCCCCCGCCGCCAAACGCGAACTGCCCACGCCGGCGGTCATGGTGCAGGGCTACGCAGCGCATGTTGCGTTGCAGGCGCTGCGGATCATCGAGATAGCCGTGCAATCGGCCATTGCCCGCATCGCCGAGCAAATGGGCGCCCCGGACAAGGGGAGCAAGCACTGATGGCGGGTTCCGCGAAAGTCGTGGCATTCGGCGACCACGACCGCTGGGTTTCCGACGGATTAGAGTTGGGCGAGCGCGAGCGGTCGTCACATTCCATCATGTGGGACATCGGCGACTGGTGGAACCGCGGCGAACCGTACGGGGACCGGGCGCAGATCGTGACAGCGGCGAGTTGGACCGGCCCGAAGCACCAGACCTGCCGCGATGCGGCGTGGGTCGCTAAGCGGTGGAGAGCGTCTTTGCGCAAAGACACTCTCAGTTTCGAGCATCACAAGGTAGCGGCCAGGATTAAGGACGACAACGAGGCGATTGCACTGCTCGAATGGTGTCTCGACGCGCCGGAGCCACGCTCGGCGGAAGAGCTACGCGCGCGGATTAAGCAGGTGAGGCGGGCTGACCGCGAGGTTGATCTCGCAGAGGCGACGGTGGCTGCGTCTGAGGCGCTCGGGAGCAAGCTCTACGGTGTGATTATGGCCGATCCTCCGTGGCGTTTCGCGCCCTACAGCCGCGACACCGGCATGGACCGCGCTGCAGACAACCACTACCCGACGATGACGATAGAGCGCATCCGTGCGATGGCGGTGCCAGCAGCGGACGATGCCGTGCTGTTCCTGTGGGCCACTGTGCCGATGCTGCCAGAGGCGCTGTCGGTCATGGCGGCATGGGGGTTTACCTACAAATCCCATTGCGTGTGGGCAAAGGATCGCGTCGGAACCGGGTATTGGTTCCGAAACCAGCATGAGCTTCTACTGGTCGGCACGCGCGGAAATGTCCCGGCGCCGGCACATGGTGAGCAATATGCATCGGTGATCTCCGCGCCACTGGGGCGTCATTCGGCCAAACCGAACGCCTTCGCCGAGATGATCGAGGCGATGTTCCCGACGCTGCCGGCGCTGGAGATGTTCGCGCGCGGTCCGCGCCTCGGATGGACGGTCTGGGGGAACCAGGCTGAGGAGGCCGCATGACCGCCGTTGACCCTGCCCACCGTGCGGCGCTGATCGCGCAGCTTGGCGACGCGGCGCGGCGGCTGGACGTGGCGGAGCAGCTCGAGGAGAGCGCGCGGGCGCAGCGGCTCGCGATCGAGCAGCGCATCGCCGAGTTGTGGGCCGAGATCGAGGCGCTGGGGGCGGTGGTGACGCCATGAACAACGTCTGGCTGGTCTGGGCACTGCTCGCCCTGGCGCTCGATGCCGGCGTGTGGCTCGGGGAGCGGCGGCGGTGACGTGCGACCTCTGCCCCGCCCCTGCCGTCGCGGTGGCGCCCGGGTCCGAGCCGGAGGTAGTGGCGCAGGTCCGGCTGACGCGCGGGGAGCCGCCGCGGTGCTACTGCCTGGCGCATTGGCCGGCGCTGCACCCGGCGCAGACACAGCGCGCGGACGAGGCGCTAGTGCCGTGACAATCAGCAAGGCCGCCATCGAGGAGCGCACCAGGTTGATCGAGGATGCCATCGATCTGCTGCATGAGCTGCGCGGCTTTCCCGAACTACCAGACATCGAGGGGCGGATCACCGAGCGTGGCTCCCGCACATTGGATCGGATCGCCGATGGGTTCGACAAACTCATCGGTGCGCTTGAAAAATGACGGTCAGGTTCTTTCAGGGCGACGCGCTGACAGTTCTCCGCACCCTGCCGGATGCGTCGGTGCATGCCTGCATTACCAGCCCCCCCTACTACGCGCTCCGCTCGTATCTCGGCGCCGATCACGCCGACAAGCCGCTGGAGCTTGGCTCCGAGCCAACTCCCGCCGCGTATATCGCCGCCATGGTCGCGGTGTTCAGAGAAGTGCGGAGGGTGTTGCACCCCACTGGCCTGCTGCTGGTGAATCTTGGCGATGGATACGTGTCCTCGCCTCCCGGCAACAAGACGGTCGGCGTTTCGGCGAAGTCGGGACTGAACGGCGTCAATGGTGCATCGGGCCAATACCGCGAAACGCTTGCTGCCGGGACCGCACTGAAGCGCGACACGACCGGCATGGGACTGCCCCCCAAGAACCTACTGATGATGCCGGCGCGCGTGGCGATCGCGCTGCAAAGCGACGGGTGGATACTCCGCTCGCAGATGCCGTGGGTGAAGCGGTCGTGTATGCCGGAGAGTTGTTCCGATAGGCCAACGAGTGCGATCGATCTCGTCTACATGTTCGCCAAGTCGAGCAGCACCACGTTCTGGGTGCATCGCGATCTACCCGGCTCGCGCACACAACCAGCACCGGATCATCGTTGGGTGCACGTCAAGAGCGGCGAGGAGCGATCGGCAGCGCCACTCGGCTGGTCTGACGACGAGGCGATCCGGAAGGCGTGGCGGCGCGTCAATCTTTGGGAAGGCCGCGATTATTTCTGGGACGCCACTGCCGTCCAGCGCGTATCTGCTCGCGAGCCACATGCGCCTTGTAACAAGTTCATCACGCAGCCCTTAGCCAAAGGCGCGCGCGATCCTGCGTACGATCCTGACCGCGTGTGGGGAAACAGCACCCGCAACTTCCGCAACTCCGATCTCTTCTACCAATCGCTGGAGCCGCCGCATGGCCTCATCACCGACACGGACAGCCTGCCGGTCGCGCTCGACGTGAACCCGGCTGCGTTCGCTGAAGCGCACTTCGCAACATTTCCAGCAAAGCTGGTCGAGCCCCTCGTGCGCGCGGCCACCTCCGAGCGCGGCTGCTGCGCGGCTTGTGGGGCGCAGTGGGTGCGCCAAACCGCTCGGCGCGTGATTCCGCTACAAGTGACGAACAACGCGCGGTCGTGCGATCAAAACAACCGTGGCGCCATGCCTAGAGCCAATATCGACACCGCCACAACCGGCTGGGCGCCATCCTGCTCCTGCAATGCAGATGTCGTGCCGTGCACCGTGCTCGATTGCTTCTCGGGCGCGGGTACGACTTGTTTGGTTTCCGAAAGACTTGGCAGGGATTCTATCGGAATTGAACTTAGTCGGGAGTATATTCGCCTTGCGGAACGTAGGCTGACTGGCGACGCTCCACTCTTTGTTGAAGTGCAGCACGACGCTTCTGCTCAAAGTCCTTCCTGTGTTCCTTCAGATGCGATGGCCGACCTGTTCTCCCAGGCGGCCGACTGAGATGGGCGCCCCGCACGTCAAGCGCACGACCGCACTGGACATGCAATTCGCCGCGCTATGGCGCGCTGGTGCGCCATACGACGCAATCCAAGCCACGATGGACATCTCGCGCTGGACGCTGATGAAATGGCGGAAAGAGCTGGACCTGATGCCGCGGTTTTCTGGGTGGCTCGTCCGTCCGCGGGAAGCTATCGAGCGCGATCGGCAACTCGCGCAGCTCTGGGACGAAGGGCATTCGACCGCCGAGATTGGCCGCCGCATGGGCATCAGCAAGAACGCCGTGATCGGTCGGGCGCGCCGGCTCGACCTGCCAGCGCGGCCCTCGCCGATCAAGCGGGATGGCTACTGCCCGCCGCGGATCAAGCGAGCGCCCAGGGTCACGCTGGCGAATGAATACCACGGTGGGGCAGGGGGGCCGTGCTCGTCCGGGATGATGCCGGACCACCCGAAGGCCACCCAGGGGGAGCAAGAGGGCCGCTGGCGCCTCCCCCCGACGCAGCCGGGTTCTGCCGCACCGGCTGCACCTACGCCGAATGACCTGCCGGACTCCACAGGGGGCCCCTGTGCCAGTGACAGGTATCGCGTTCCAACGTCCGGTCAGACGGAGCGCGCAGAAGCGGAGAGCGGTCAGAATCGCGGTACGGCCACGCCAGCAGCTCCGCAGGTGGCCACACAAAGAAAACCGCCGCCGTCCCCATCCGAGGGATCAGCGGCGGCTGTCGGCCAGGGCGCGCTGCCACCCGTGCCCCAGCGTATAGTCCCATCGCTGCCGCGCGCCAAGTCCTGCATCTGGACGACGGGGAGCCGCGGCGCCTGGGTGTGCTGCGAGGCGCCGGCGCTGCGGGGCTCGCTGTTCTGCCTCGAGCACCATCAGCGCGGCACGGTCGGCGACGTTGCCGCCTCCCATCGCGCGGCTGCGCATCGGGCGGGGGCGGCAGCATGAGCGCTCCGGCCGGCACGGTGCGGCGGCGGGCGGTGGCCTACAGGCTAGTGCGCCCGGTCGTGCCGGAGGACGCGCTGCACCGCTCGGTGGCCGATGCGCTGGCGAAGCTACTGCTTCCACCCGCCGAATGGTGGGCCTACCCGGCAGGGCAGATCCGTCTCGACGCCCAGCAGAAGGCGAAGCTCTACCGCATGGGACTGCGGGTCGGCTTGCCAGATTTCATGGTGCTGCACGGCGCGCTGATCGGGATCGAGCTGAAGACCGAGACCGGACGATTGACGCGCACCCGGACGGTGCATCGAAAGCGCAACGGCGGCCTGCGGACCGTCGAGGGCCAGACGGACGTTTTTCCCAGGCTAACCGCGGCCGGCATGCGCGGACCGCACGTATGCCGCTCGGTCGATGACGTACTGGTAGCGCTGCAGGCGGAGGGCGTTCCTATGCGTCCAGTGGTGCTGCTGTGACGATTGTCCTCACGTGTGACTGCCCAGGCTGCGCCCGGAGCGCGGTGGTGCCGCTGCTCAACCGCGACGGGCGGCTGCCGATGCCGGACGGCTGGTGGTCGGGCACCTCGACCGACCGGACGATCTGCGCGTGCTCTGTCGCGTGCTTCAACGCTGCGCTGAAGGCTGGCCAGCAGCCGCTGCGGGCGGCGGAGACTGCGCCATGACCGAGCGGGCCGCACAAACCGCCGCGCCAGCCGTTGCCGACTCAGGCCGGATCGTTCACAATGCGAAAACCCGCCCCAACGGATCAGGTTGGGACGGGTCTGTAACTGAACCAAACAGCCCGGAGCGGGGCTGCGGCTACCAGGAAGTGGATGACCTGGTTCTCGCACACCTCTCGCCGGCTGGCAAGAGAGGTCTGCCATGAGCATCAAACGAACATCCTGCCCGCAGATCGACCGTATCAAGGTGCTGGTGGCGGGTGAATTCCGCACGACCGTGGCGCATCTGATCGGCCCGCAGCGATACCGCCGCTTGGTCCGTGCGCGCCAGGTGGCGATGTGGCTGGCCCGGCGGACGACGGCGCACAGCCTGCCGCAGATCGGCTGGGCGTTCGACCGCGATCATACGACCATCATGCACGGCGTTGAAAAGGTGGACGAAATCATGGAACGCGACCCGGCTTTCGCGGCGATGGTGTGGCGGCTGCGTCTCGCGGTGCTAGGGCCGGAACGGGGCGATGCGGGGCGGAGGGCGGCGTGATGAGCGAGATGCTTCCTGCTCCCTTGACACCGGCTGACATGCACGGTCGCGATCTCGGCCCGATGCCATTCGACAAGGATCTGTTTGCAGACACCAAAAATATCGATCTGCTGATGTCGCCAGACAGAGCAAAGCTTATTGCCATCGCCCTCATGGAAAGGGCGTGGAATGTGCGGCCGGTTGCCAGCATTCCTGCGAAACTCAATACGGCATGGTGCTACGGAAGTCCTGTCACCAAAGCTTTCTGGAAGAAGCATAAGGACGTTATTTTCGGCGATAGATGGACGCTTTGCTCTGACGGCAGGCTGTACAACATCTGGCTGGCCAAGCAGGCAAACAAGGCGATCTCCAGGCGCCGAAACTTGGCTGTCCCTCCAGGCAGATGGCAGGAAATACGGCAGATTGTCTTTGAGCGCGACAAGTTCACCTGCCAGCATTGCGGCGCGATCGATGTGCCTCTCGTGGTGGATCACGTCCATCCGGTGATTGCTGGCGGGTCGTCGGATCTCTCCAATCTTGTTGCGTCATGTTCGACCTGCAACCAGACCAAGGCAGCCAAGATTGACTGGGGGAGGCCCGTCCAATGACAGATGCTCCACCCCCTTTGACGTCGCCCGACTGCGACCTGCGCGGGTATGACTTCATGCCGCTGTTCGGCAAGCGGCTGTTCGAAAGCTGGTTCGAGGAGAAGGCGTCTGACCTGGAATTTCGGGTCGGGATCAGGCTGTGGTGGGAAGCCTGGACGCAATGCCCGGCGGCCAGCCTGCCGGACGATGATGCCAAACTCACGAGGCTAGCGGGGCTCGGACGTGACATGAAGACGTGGACCAGGATCAAGGCAGTGGTACTGCATGGGTTTGTGCGGTGCAACGACGGGCGTTTGTATCACAAGCTGCTCGCTGCTCTGGCGATCGAAGCATACCAGCGCAGGTTGAAGGACCGTGCTCGCCAGCGCAACCATAGGGCGGCAAGCAAGGGTGATGGAGACCACCCTAGCGGCGCGCATGTCACGCGGACAAACGGCCCTGTCACGCGTGACAACCCCCCTGTGTCACGCGGACAGACCCCCCATGTCACGCGGACAAACGGCCCTGTCACGCGGACTCTGACCGAAAATCCGCGTGACCTCGCGCGGAGAGTAGAGACAGAAGAATCTTATATCTTACTTGAAGAAGGGGTACCAAACCCCGCGCGCGAGGGGAAAACCGACCCAATTCCGCCTGTCGCCGATGCCGTCGGGGAAACCGCGGCAGGCGGCATCGTGGTCAATCTGGTCACAAATCTCCGATCCACGGCGACCCGAGCAGCCGCAGCACGGCCGGAGCGGACCACCGAGCAGCAGGTCAAGGCCGTCGCCACCCAGCCGCCGACCAAGCGCCCGATCAAGGCCATCTACGCCCCGGACGAACACCTGCGCGCCGCTCGCGAGCAACTTGCACGTCGGGCCGAGAGGATGGGCCGCGACGTCGCATGACCCCCACCGAGACCCGGGCCCGCAACGCCACCGAGCAGGAGGCAGCCGAAGCCTCCTGGCGGGCCCTCACGCCAGCCCAGCTCCGCGCCAAGGTCAGCGAGATCGAGCGCCTGCCGCGCGGCCTCAAGGCGATCTACGCCAGCATTCTCGCCACCGCCGTCGCCCGCCACGCCCCGCACCTCGCCGGACACCTCCCGCCAGCCTGGAGCGAGACAGCGCCATGATCGACCCCTACCGCGCCGACGACCCGGTCGGCATCTCGCCCGAGCTCCGCATCCTGCTCGCGGGTATCGTCCTCGGCGCCGCCAGCGACGAGACATTCCGCCTCATCGCCAAAGTCTTCGCCTGGCTCGCGGGGGGCATGTGAATGGCTCGTGAGCACGGCCGCGTGTGCATCAACTGCCGCTACTGGAAACCAACCGCTCCACCAGGATGGACGTCGGACGAAACAACCGAGTTCAGCCTCTTCGAGCTCAGCCAGCACCTACACAAACTCGGTAACTACAGGATCGGTGAGCGCGGATGGCCGGGAAACTGTGGCCTCCAGCCAACCCATATCCCCACATCGTCCGGCCACTCATGCGCCCAGTTCGACGCCGCCGTCCGCATGGTCAACACCCATTGGGACATTTGGGCCGAAAGGCGCCAGCGATACGCCCAGACCGACAGACTCCGCGCCGAGATCAAGCGCCTCAAAGCCCTCGCCGCATCGCGCCTCGCCCAACTGCGCAAAAGACCAGCCAAACCCAAACGCGCCAAGACCATACAGCCCGAACCCAACGGGACAGCCGATCATGCCCCTTGACCAATCAGCCACACACGCTGTATCCCAGCAGCCACACAGGCTATGCGGCCAGCCTCGCGAGGCTGCTACGCCTAGCGGATGCCGTCCACCCATCGGCATCCGATGGTTCGCCGTCAGCACCTACCCCCAGGCCGAACGACGCGCCATTCAGAACCTCGCCCAGGCCGGTTATGCTACCTACCTGCCCCTGGTCGCCGTCAGGCGCCGCGATCGCGTCCTGCGGTCCCTCGTCCATCTCGTCGAGATCCCGCTGTTCGCAAGCTACGCCTTCGTACGCTTCGACCGAGCCAAAGATCCCTGGTGGCCCATCATCCGAACCCCGGGCGTCTATGCGCTCCTGATGGACGAAGCGGCCCAGAAGCCCATCCCCGTCACAGAGGGCGCTGTCGAGGTGCTGCAGGCGACGGAAGCCCAGCGCGCACTCATCCCCCCGCCAACCGCCACACTGGCACCAGGGACCGCCGTAAAGGTTCTGGCGGGTTTCTTTAAGGGGTGCCAGGCTGTAGTGAAGGCGGCATTCCATCCGAAGGTGAGGGTGACCCTGATGGTCCTCGGAGGATTGAGGGACGTGACGCTTGACCTAGGAGACGTGTCTTCGATCCAAAGTCCGCCGGGGTGAACGAAACCGTGCGAGTATCGCGTTCAACATAAAGGATTTTCACCCCAGCGGCTTGCTGAGCTTTGCTTGGCCTCGTGAGATATCTCCCACTCTTCGAGCCCTTCGCCACCGACTTAACGTCAATCACCACGGGACTTTCCCCATGCTTCCAGGCAATGAAATCCGCAATCCCGGCTTGGCTAATGTTGCGGAATACGTCGTAGCCCTGTCGGATTAGCCACTCGCAGGCCATTATCTCAGCGAGCGCCCCGAGATGCTTGGAATCAACGCCAGGGACCTGGGGATTGCGTTTGAACTTGCCAATCTTGAAGCCAGTAATGCCCTTGTCAGCCTCATGAAATGCCTTGCGAGAACAAATGGTTGAGCAGTATTTGCCCTGCCCACGCGCAATTCGCGAAGGCAAGAGCAGCATTACCTTGCCGCATTCGAAGCATTCTCTCGTGACGCGCTGTATGTGAATTGACATCAGATGGGTCTCGCTAGGTCCAGTCCATTGATAAAGTATCACAAAAAACCACTGCGGAGTGAACTCGTCGCCGCCCACGACCTCACCCCAGCCGCAGACCTCGCCGCGTAACCGGAGATCACCATGGCACTCGCCCCAGCTGCCCCACCACCCGATCCAACCGCCGGCGCTGGCATGGCTGGCGGTATGGCAGGCCCGGGCATGGCTGCCGGGCCCGAGCCAGACGCCGACACCGACGACAATGTGCTGGTCACTATCTGCCAGGCGCCAGGCGGCGGTTACACCGTCTACGCAGGCGACGAACCCGAAGGCGACCAGGGCGAGCCGCCCGAGACCGGCGACATGAGCGAGGCCGACACCGACGCCATGGGACCGGCCGGAGCGCAGCCAGCAGGCGGGGGCAATGGCGGTGCTGAAGCCGCTGAACCGCAGCCACAAGGCCAGCCGGCAGCCTCCATCGGCGAGGCGCTCAAGCTCGCCATGGACATCATGCGACAGAGCGAGAACAGCGCAGCCGGTGGCCCCAACGACCAGTTCGCCGCAGGCTTCAACGCCCCCAAGGCGCCAACGCCCGCCGCAGGCTCGCCAGCCCAGAAGTACTGACGCGATGCCGCTGTCACGGCATAGCAGCATGAGCGAGCAGCTAATCCTCGAAGCACTTGGCGTCTATCGCGATCGATCTGCGGCGCAACTTGTCGAACTGACCGGACTTGGTGCTGGGTCGCTGTATCCAGCATTGCTGTCACTGGAGGCGAGCGGCGCGATCGAAAGCCGATGGTTCAATGAGGAGGGCGCCTGGCCGCGACGCCGCGTGTATCGTCTACCCGAGGCGGCGTCTCAAAAACATGACGCGTGATAATCCCAGTTATCGCGAGTAGCGCAATTCAATCATGGCAGCCACCGTTCCACCCACGCTTGACGAAGCCATAACCAGAGCGCGGTCGCGGACCCTAATGGCCGCGAAGATCTTTAGCCGTCTCATGGCTGAGTTCGATGGCAATCTGGAATACTGCCACGAAGCCATGGAGGAAGTGCTGGATGCCGCCGATCAGCTGGCCACGTTGGAAAATCTGCAACACGAGAACGCCAGACGCTGATGCCGCCTCCCGTTCCAGCCCCCCGCATCGGAAAAACCACAGGAAACCGGCCCATGCCGTCCAAGTCCGCATCCCAGCAGCGCCTCATGCGCGCCGCAGCCCACACCAAGGGCGGCTACGGTGGCGTGCCCATGGCCGTCGGCAAGGACTTCGTCGCAGCCGACAAGAAGGCCGGCAAGCGCAAGCTGCCCAACCGCATCGGCCGCGGCCTGATCAATCGCGGCGCATGAGCATGAACGCCCTCGAACGCATTGCCGAGCTGTTCCGCACCGCCCGCATGGCCGGCTGGACCGACGAAGGCGTCGCCGCCCTCGTGCTCGCCGAACTCGGGCTGGACGAGAACGGCAGCCCGATAGAGCGCGAGCCACAACCGGCGCGCGAAGCGTGAAGCGCACTGTGTGCTAATCTATGCCAATTTCCAGAACATCGGGACAGGGTCGTAGAAAAGGAATACCAAACAAGGCGACCGCCGAGATCAAAGAGCTTGCCCAAAGATGGGGGCCTGCCGCAATCGCCAAACTCGCGATGATGGCCGGCCTTAATGGCGCCGGCATCGCCAAGCAGGAAGCAACCCGCGTCGCTGCAATCAAGGAACTGCTCGACCGTGGCTACGGCAAAGCACGTCAGCCAATTACCGGGGGCGATGATGACGATCCGCCAGTTACCATCTCATTCCGCTGGGCGGATGCAGTAGTACCAGTCGATGGCCCGTCACTTGGAGATATCACTACCGTTCTGTCCGAGGCCGTGGCAAAGACCACTGATCGATGACCCGGCACCGCGCATTGTCGCTGTCGTGCATCGCCGAGCTGGCAAATCGTCCGCGCTCCTTTGGCGCGGCTTCAAGCGCTGTCTGATCGAACGCAAGACACTACCGCGCGTCATCCACATTCTGCCGTATGGCGTCATGTGGCAGCGCACTGGACTTTGGGACCAGGCAATCCGAGCGGCAGATGCAATCCCAGGCGCAGTGCCGTGGCGGTCGCGGCTGGCAATCGACCTGCCGAACGGCGGCACATGGCAGGCCGGTGGTGCCGATAACCCGGATAGCTGGCGCGGCGGCTATGCCGACGAGGCAATCATTGACGAGTTCGACGATACCCCACAAACGCTGGTGCCTTTGGTCATCGAGCCAATGCTTGCCGACCGCGGCGGAACTCTGGTGCGTAGCGGCACACCCAAAGGGCGCGGTCTGTTGCAGGCGGCATTCGAGCGGGCAAGAACCGCCCCAGGCTACAACTCGTACTTGCTCGATTGCACGATGACCAACACGCTGACGACGGCAGCTATCGAACGGTTGAGGCAGGAAATGAGCGGGGAAGAGTTCGCCCAGGAGATGATGTGCAGCTTCGTGGCGCCGAACTCCGGCAGCTACTACGGCAAGCTGATGCAGGAGGCCGAGACCGAGGGCCGCATTACGACGGTTCCATATGACCCGCGGTTGCCCGTCACGACAGGATGGGATTTGGGCATGGACAACGCCACGTCCGTCTGGTTCGCGCAGATCACACGCTCTGGCCAGTGGCGCATCTTCGACCACTTCTCCGATATACGCTCCGGCCTCGCCGATACCGTGCGCGTGCTGGCGCAGAAGCCTTACACATACGCCCGGCATCTGCTGCCGCATGACGTGGAGGTCGACGAGCTCGGCACTGGCCGCAGCCGTCGCGCGACATTGCAGAGCCTCGGGATGCGCAATATCGTCACCGTGCCGTCAGGCCCGGGTGCGGTGAAGGACGGCATTAACGCGGTCATGGTTGTGCTGCCAATGTGCTGGTTTGACGCCGAGCGCTGCGCCGCAGGGCTGAAAAGCCTGCGCTCCTATCGCCGCGAATGGAACGAGGCGCGGCAGGTATGGTCCGCTGCGCCACTTCATGACTGGGCGTCCGATGATGCCGATGCCTTCCGCACATTGGCCATGGGCGCGCGCGAGATCGACGATCAGCCGATGCCGAAGGTGCCGGCATTCCGCGAGAGCATCCGCGGTATCGGGATGTTGGGGTGAAGCCATGAGCGGGCGGACCTCCCTTTGGCTGCGCACTGAGGATGGCTGGCAGGAACATTGGGCATCAGCTCATGATGTCGAGGGCGCTAAGCAGCCGACGGCGTGGGCAGTTTCCACATGCATGCTGTGCCATCGCCCATTCAATTACATTATGGTCGACCGCGCACCGCAACCGCTAACATGCAGATTGTGCGATGACGCCAAAGGTGCCGGTTAGGTGAATGGCATCGCTGATCAATAACGCGGCGCGCGCCATCCGTGCCTGGCTAGCGCGCCAGTCTGGCATAACAAACGGCCAGGCGTTGCTGTTCATGTTCGTGTTCATCGTGACGTGGGACGGGCTCTATCTGGTTTACAGTACGACCAGGGCATTCTGCAGGTAAATGATCGATGCCGTCGCTGATCAATGACGCACAGCGCCCGGCGAACGATCCGACTCGCCTGAGCGGTGACACGTCGCTGCTCAACGGCGATCCGCTACGCAGTGGCGCCCCGACGCTGGCCGATGCATACTCATACAACGCGCATGCGCTGGCCGATTGGGTGGCAGCGCAGCGGGCGGTATCGGCTGAGCGCGGATTGTGGGACGAGGCGAAGGGGGCGCCGACTGCGGCAGGTGCGCGCGATGCCGCGATGCAGGTCGCGCAGGGTGTAGCGCTGGCGAGCACCGCTCCGGGCGAGGTGCCGAAGCCATCGCCCTTCAAGATTGGCGAACCTGAGATGCTGAACTATCAGCATGGACAGAAAGATTTGATTGTTCGAGCGCACGACTCTGCCGGCAATCAGATCGGCAGTTTGAATTACTCCGAGTATGGGGGCGTGCCGCAGATCGATTACATTAACGTCGATCCGAGTATGCAGCGGCATGGCGTAGGAAGCGCGCTGGTCAATCGCGTGGCCGAAGACTACGGCGGATATCACGGCATCGAATGGAGCAATCAGACCGACGAAGGAGCTGCGCTCAAGGCCGCACTGGATTCGCAGCATGCCATCCGCGCATTCCACGGCAGCCCGGCCGAGTTCCCACCAACACCGAATAACCCGCTTGGGGAATTCGACAACGCGCGCATTGGCAGCGGGGAGGGCGCGCAGGCGTTCGGTTATGGGCATTACGTGGCGGGGAATGAGGGGGTCGCTAAGGGCTATCGTGATGCGCTGCGCCGCACGGATTACCCGACGTCTACGGGAGGCTACATTCCTGATTGGGTGGGGAATAGTATTGATCGTGTGAAAGATGATCCGAATTTGGTTAAGGGTGTAATAAACGGCCATCTGCAAGACTTTGAAGGGCGGTTGGCAGATGCCCAGTCTGAGATGAAAACTAGTCACCAGCCATGGCTTGCGCAGGATAGAGCAGTCGGACTCCAGAGGATTATTGATGACCTCAAGGGTATACGATCTGGTGATGTTACGATGTTACCGCGTGGCCACATGTATGAGGTAGAGATAGCGGCCGACCCGCAGCACTTCCTCGACTGGGACAAGCCGCTGTCAGAACAGAGCAAGCAGGTGCAGCAGGCTATGGGGAAGGTGTTGACACCTAGCAACCTGCAAGAGTTCACGGCAGGGCAAGGCAAGTACATGACCGGCGGCGAAATGCACGACTTTATCGGTGGTCGTATTAACTCTCAGCAAATCGCTGGCCAGATGCAGCAAGCCGGCATCCCCGGCATCAAATACCTCGACGCAGGCTCGCGCGGCGCTGGCGAGGGCACGAGCAACTACGTCGTGTTCGACCCGTCCATCATGCGCATCGTCCGCAAGTACGCCGTGCCGGCGTTCGCGACCGGCAGCGCCATCCCCGCCGCAATGGGCGGCTCGGCACAGGACAGCCAGTAGCGCCACATGAGCGACCACACGCATCGCATCGCTCATTGGCTTCGGCTCAACTACGTTGGGTCGGTAGTCGCGGCGACTGACCGTAATGGCTTTGTCTGGATTGGTTTCAAGTGCGCTAAGTGCGGAGAGGTTCGAGGCATTCATGTCTCGCCTCTTGCAACGACGGCGGGCTTGACGCGCTCCGCCGCGATGCGCCTGGAGCAATGCAAGCCATCACAACCACCACTAGAGAATTTTCAGTAAGTGAGCGAGAGGAGATTGTCATAGAGATCATGAGCGAAGATCCAGAAGAGTGGGCTGAGTTTACTCCCGAGGTTCGGGCCTATCTGCGCGCGACTAAGCCTCTGTTTCCTGTCTCCGCCGTCGATCTGATCAAGCCGTTTGTAGAAGCGACCACAGATGATCAGCATTCTATCAAGACCCAAGTCAGCTACCGAGATGCCGATGATCTAGCAGAGCAGATAGCCAAGTTCATATTCCCAAGCACTTTGAATCCCCAACGGCGTGAAGCACTTGAGTGGCTGCTGAAAGCGTTCGCTGCTGAGATCAAGCGCAGTGCCATAGAACCATGAGTGGAGATTGTCATGCCGTTTGATTGTCTGCCCGAGCACCTGTTGACCGACCTCGTCAAGCTGAAGCTGGCGCGGGACGGGATTGCCGGTGACAGTGGCTGGGCTCAGAGCGAGCTTGGCCTGGCCGATGAGCCGCAGCATTGTGTCATTGGCTGGCTGCTGGTCGCCGCCGATTGGGATGCGCGCGAGGCCACGCGGCTGCTCGTGAACTATGTCTATCCGGTGTTGCCGGAGAGCGCGCGGAACGGGTTCAAAGGACGTGCTTCCGCGGTGTATCATTACAACGATGAGGAATGCCGGACGCAGCAGCGCGTCGTGCGTCTGTTCGACGATGCGATCCGGCTTGCGGAAGTTGCGTGAACCCTGTCGAAGATGACCTTATTCTGCGCCTCGACGTCAACCGGGCGATAGCAACCAGGCTACGGCCGCGCGAGCGGGAGATCGTCCGGGATTATTGCCGGTATGGCCGGACGTTTCTGGAAACTGGTGCGTTGCACGGTCTTAGCATCGAGCGCACCCGCCAGCTTTATGCCAGGGCAGAGCGGCGGCTGCGGGTGGCGTTGGCGGAGCCTCAACAGGTCTCGCGCAATAGCAGACTGCCAATCGGGTTCGATCGCGCAGCATTTCTCCGCCACATGCGCGGCCTCATTGCGCTGCGCGAGGAGCGTCGCAGCAGGGAGTTCGAGGACGATTACGCGCTCGTGGCTGGGCTACTGCAGCACGAGCGGGAGAAGAAGCGGCCTGCGGCACCACCGCCACCGCCACCGCCACCGCCACTGCCGCAGCCGCTGAATGCTCATTCCGAGGCTGCTCTGACCAGAGTTGCCTCTACTGCGCTCGATGCGTTCATGGCGCTGCTGAACCCAACCGAGGAAGGCAGCGAGACACTCGGGGCGATGTTCACCACTTACACCTTCGACTGCTTCGACTCCGCTTCGGTACGGAATGCCGTTCGAATTATGCGGGCGGCGATGCCGGCTTCGGTCCGGCTGTCCAGATGGATAATGCCGATCCCGCCTGGAATGTGTGGCGCCGTGGTCGCCAATGAATATGCCTGCGTCCGGGCGCTTTCTGTCGGGGCAGCGCTGCAAACGCGCCTCGATATAACCTGGGACCCGATATGAGCAGTTCCACCTCCGACAGTTTGCTCGGTCTGCCGCCCGACGTGCGCGCGGCGCTGCGCCCGCATGTGCCGGCCCCGCCGGAGGTGCTGTCCGCCATCGGCGTGCAGATCGCGGCGCGGCGCGAGGAGGCGAAGGGCGCCCGCTCGTCGTCCGGCATCGAGGATGTCTGGCGCGAGGCGGAGGAGGCATACCTGGGCGTAGACGCGCTCAACCGCCACGAGTTCGCCAACGCCCGCTGGAGCAAGCCGATGAGCTCCGACGGACCAGTTGATACCGGCCGCGGCCCGCGCGAGACCGACCACAAATCCACCGTCTATCTGCGGTTGACGTCGCGCTACGTGGACGCTGGCGTGGCGAAATTGACCGAGATCCTCCTGCCGGCCGACGACAAGGCGTTCAGCTTCAGCGAAATGCCGGTGCCGGCGCTGCTGAAGGCCAGCGAGGATGAGAGCCAGGTCGTCCACAGTGACCTGGGAGCCCCGCTGACGCGCCCGCTGGCGCAGGGCGAGCCAATGCCCGCACAGCCGCCGCAAGCCGCCCCAGCGCCTCCCACGCCCCCGCAGGCCGGCATTGGCCTTGCTCCACCACTGGGGCAGCCGGCCATGCCGGGCGCCGCATCGGTTCCCTCACCCGCCGGTGCGGCGCCTGCTCCAGCAGCAGAACCGCCGCGCGTGCCCCTCACCGTCAAGGACCTGGCGGTTGAGGCGATCGAACTCGCACGCAAGAAGGCCAAAGCGGCGGAACAGCGCATCTACGACTGGATGGAGCAGACGCAGTATCGCGCCGAGATCCGCAAGGTGATCGCGGACGCGGCCCGCATCGGCGTCGGCGTGCTCAAGGCGCCAGTGCCCAAAAGCAGGAAGGTGATGGCGATCACCGAGGCCAAGGGTGGCGGCATCAACCTGGAGATCCGGGAGAACATCGTCCCCGCGGCGGTCTGGGTTGATCCATGGAACATCTTCCCGGACCCCGCTTGTGGGGAGAACATCCACGACGGCGACTATGTGTTCGAGCGCGACCACATGAGCGCGCGACAGGTCCGCGAGTTGCGGAAGCTCGACGGCTATATCGGCGATGCGATCGACAAGGTGCTGGAGGAGGGGCCGAACAAGATCAACAGCGAGGCCGACGGGCGTCGCAGCGACGCCAAGGCCACCAAGGGCCGGTTCGAGGTCTGGTACTTCTACGGCACACTGACGCGGGACGAAATGGCGGCCATCGACCAGGCATCAGGCAAGCCGCCGGCGCAGTCCGACGATGGGCCGGACCCGATGCACGCCATCGTCACGCTGATCAACGACAGCGTGGTGCGCGCGGCGATCAACCCGCTCGACAGTGGGAACTTCCCCTATCACTCGATGCCCTGGCAGCGCCGGGCGCAGCACTGGGCCGGCGTCGGTGTCGCCGAGCAGATGCGGACGCCGCAAAAGGTCACCAACGCGGCGCTGCGGGCGCTGCTCAACAATGCAGGCAAGTCGGCTGGCAGCCAGTTGGTCATTGACCAGGGCGCCATTCGCCCGGCGGATGATTCATGGACCATCACGCCGGACAAAATCTGGTTCAAGACCAACGACGGGCCCCAGGATGTGCGCCAGGCCATGATGGCCATCCAGATCCCGAACGTCACCGAGCAGCTGATGCAGATCATCCAGCTGGGCGAGCGGTTCGCGGAGGAGACTACCTCCATTCCGCTGATCACGCAGGGGCAGTCGGGCGCCACGACGCCGGACACCTTCGGGGCCGCGCAGCTGCAGAACAACAACGCCAACCAGCTTCTGCGCTCGATCGGCTATGCATTCGACGACTACATTACCGAGCCGGTGGTGCGGCAGTATTACGAATGGCTGCTGCTCGATACCGACGTGCCGAACGAGGAAAAGGGTGAGTTTCAGATCGATGCGCACGGGAGCATTGCGCTGGTCGAGCGCGCCATCCAGGATCAGAGCATTGCCCAGATGGCAGGCGTGGTGGCCAATCCGCTGTATGGCCTGGACCCGAAGCGCTGGGCCAAGCTGTTCCTGAAGTCGAAGCGGCTGGACCCGGACGACATCGCGTATTCCAAAGAGGAGCAGGAGAAGCTGGACGCCGCTCCACCGCCCGAGGCGCCCCAAGTTGCCGCTGCTAAGATCAATGCCGACACGCAGTTGAAGCTCGGGGTGATGAAGCAGACGGCCGAACAGCAGACCTCGCAGGCAGAGGCGCAGGTTGCCGCGGCAGCGCAGCAGCTCGAAGGCGGCAAGATCGCTGCCGACCAGCAACAGGCGCACGTCGACGCCACGATCCGGCTGCATGAACTCCAGACGCGCCACGATCTCGCATTGCTCGACTACGCCAACAAGCACCGCATGTCGCTCGATCAGGCCAAGACGGCGCTGGCCAAGACCGCGATGCAGCTGAACACCGAGCGGGAGCTGAACGCGGTCAACAACCAGGCTGCCGACCGCAAGCATCGGCGTGAAA